CCACATCAATTGGTAAAGCTTTTAAGAGCGGATACTAAAATGAAAGATGTAATAGATGAAAAGGGGAATCCAACAGGATTCTTTGAAGTCAGAGTTGCTATTAGTCAAGAAAAGGAAGATGGTACACAGTATACTGTAGAACTTTCCCCTGCTCAAGCTATGGCTAAATTGAGAGAGATGCCTAATCATTGGGGTAACCAATTTAGTGCAAAATCAGTAGATGGATCTGGATTACTACATACGTTAATGACTAAGCCACAAGACAATTTCGACGGGCTTAAGGTAACTGGATCTTACGAGGACTATAAAAGATCAAGAGAGAGTGCAAAGGGAAAGGCGGCTTTAGGGTTAGATAAACCTCAGCCGTTTAGTAGATAACTCTCTAATAGAGGTAAAATAATGAAATTTAAAATTCATATGTCATATTATGACAATGATGTAGCGGCCCTTAAGCCTGAGTGGTGGGCTAATGAATCGCTTTATGTTCTAGAAGAAGAACTTGTTGCAGCAAATTTAGTTAATCGTGATTACGAAAACTTTTTTGTTAGCGCCGGTGATACAGTTCACGTAAATAAGCCCGGTTCATTCTCTGCAAACCACAAGGTAAAAGGTTCTACTACAACTACACAAGATGTTACTGCAACTGACTTGACCGTTAAGTTAAATCAACACCTTGAAGTAACAGTATTACTTGACGACAGGGAAGTTCAAGATTCTCTACCAGATCTAAGACAATATGTATTAGCTCCTATGGTACGAGGGTTGGCTGAAGCTGTTGACGCTGCTGTTGTTGGCGAAGCTTATAGCTTCTATGCAAATTCAGCAGGTGAGTTAGGTGTAGCATTAACAGACGATTCCGTAATTAACTTAGGTAGAACATTCGATGAAAATAATGTTCCATCTGGCGGAAGAATTCTTATTGTAGGGCCTAGCGGTAGAGCAGACCTTCTTCGTGTAGATCGCTTTATTGACGCCGATAAAACCGGACAGGCAGGAAAATTGCTTAACGGTGAAATCGGTACAATTATGGGCTTTACTACCTTCATGTCACAAGCTGTTGGTAAGTCAATTGCTAAAACAGTGCCTTCCGGTACAGAAACAGTTAATGGTGCTGCCCTTCGTGGAGCAACGTCGTTGACGATTGACTCTGCTACAGGTGGTGAAATTCTTGGAACTTGGTTTACAATTGCTGGTACAGAAGGTATTTATCGCCTTACCGCAGCAATTTCGGCAACCGATACGTCAATGAGTTTCTCTCCTGCTCTCCGCAGTGCAGTAGCAGATAACGCAGTTATTACATTCTTCAATCAAGCGGGCGATGTAAAAGGGGCACATGCTGCTGGTGCAATTAAAGTCGTTACAGACGGCTATGCGGCAGCGGATGATGTACCTGCTGTTGGACAAGGCGTAAGCTTTGCATCTTCAGGCGTTGTATATACAGTAACTAAGGTAGCTGGAACTTGGGCAAATAGCTCAACAGAAATGACGCTTACATTAAGCCGTCCTCTTGATGCTGCATTAGCAAACGATGATACAGTACATTCAACTCCGGGCGGCGGTTGCTACAACCTAGCACTTCGTAAGGACGCTATTACGTTAGTTAATCGTCCTCTAAGCCCTGCTGTAGCCGGTTCTGGCGTTGCAAGTGCCGTTCAAAATAACGGTGTATTCAGCTTGCGTGCTACTATCGGGTATGATATGGACTATATGCGTCATAAGATTACTCTTGATACGCTTGTAGGTGTTAAGGTTCTAGATTCTGCACAAGGCGGAATGTTGCTTAACTAAAAAACTAAGGTGTCGTGGGAGGGAAACCTCCCACGGCGCTATTTGAGGTAGAAAAAATATGGCAAGAGCAGTTTTAAGCCCACAAACAATTGATTATGATGGGCTAGAAGCGACATATACAGCAGCGGCAGCAGACGGGCATCAATTTCTTAATGAGGGTACAGGTAAAGATTTAATTTTACATGTTAAAAACGGTGACGCTAGTGATAAAACTATTACTATTGTCACTTCAAAGGAAGTTGAAGGAAAATATCCAGTAAGCGATAATGCTGTAGTTGTTACTGCCGGTGAAGAAAGATTTATCGGCGGTTTTACTAAGGATACTTATAACCAAGATGGCGTAGATACAGTTGTAGGCGAAAAGAACTACGTCTTTGTTAACTATAGCGCCACAACTAGCGTAACAATAGCTTTACTTAAGACACCACAATAATGTTGTCTGATGTGATCTACACTCTGAAAAGAGAGTTCCCCGCTACTATTATTCTTGTTTCACAAGAATCTATGCAAAGGGATTTTGACTCAGGAAAGATGGAAGTATCTAGTACTGAGTATAGAATTGAAAGAGCAGTAGTCCTACCTAAGCAACTTAGTCCCTTAGCTACAAATCAATTAGGAGAAAATGAAAGAGCTATTCTAATTGATGCTAATGATGTTTGGTTTACAATAACTAAAGACTTTAAAGTAAAATTTGAAGAGGTCGTTTGGGATATTATTAAAATTAATTCCCACGAGAATAAGATTATAGAATTGGTAATAAGAAATGTATAACCAAGAAATTGATAGAGATATAGTTAAAGCCCTTTGTAAAACATTCGATGCAAACAAAGGTGATTTAAGAATGTATCTTGAAAGCGATTTGGTAGATACTAGAGATTCTAAAAAATCTTGGATCGAGCTTAGATATGACGGGCCGGATGTTACTCTTATAAAAAATAATAATAGGTATAAATTATCTGTAGATGTTTTTATAAGTTGCCCCAAGAACGAAGACATTTATTTGTTAGACGAACTTAAAGGCAAGGTAAAGGCAATGTTCACTTGTATAGATGTTTATAATAAGAGCGACGAGTTCTTATTTACTATGGATATCAAAGAAGGACTAGAAGTAGTTGACTATGGTACTATAGATGAAAGTAGAAAAGGATGCTCTATCAGAGCGGATTACATAAATTAGGAGATTTATAACATGGCACAAAAGAGTTTAAAGAACTGTACCGTTACTATTAAGGACGGCGGATCAAACTCTATTGAACTAAAATTGGGTGAAGGAACTATTACTTGGAACGAAAAGCGTACTATTGAATATACGTTGAATAGAGGAAAAGTAGGTTCTGCTGACGGTGGAGCAACAAGAGAGGGCGATGACCAGCCATTAGAAGTAAGCTTTGACTTAATCTTTGAGTACTGGAAATCAACTGGTAGTGAAAATGCTACCCCTGTTGAAGCACTTAAAAAGGAAGGGGCTGCTGCTACGTGGGATACCACAGATACAGACGACCCTTGCGCACCTTATTGTGTTGATATAGAAATTGAATACGACCCAGAGTGCGGTAACAATATTACTAACCCGATTGAAACAATCACTATTCCTAGATTTAGATACGAATCAATCTCCGGCGATATTAGCGCGGGTACACTATCTGTTTCTGGAACTTGTGGTGCAACGTCTATCACTTCTGTAAGAAGTGCATAATAATGTTGAGTGAGTAAAAAAATATAGGGGCGGGTAGAATTAAATCTGCCCGTCCCTTAATCGTTTAAGGAATTAATAATGCGAATTAATGGCGAAGAAATTAAAGGTAAGAACCTAGTAAAAG